AGGGAATCTGGAGCCACGGTTTCGCCAAAATGGGTGCACACTGCAACCCGCGCCGTGTTGACTGACGAACCGAGCATCTCTACCACCATGATAATATCTCCACGCCACATCTCGAATGGCATGGCGGCAAACTCCAGCAAGTCTGGCTCAAACTCCTGACCTGGGAATTCTGCTGCAACCTTGCGACACGGCGTAATCTGATACTGGGCCAACACTGTCCCTGGGGCAGTGACTCGCGACATCGTCACCGTGTCTGTCAACGACTCCTTCCCGAACAGGTAGTCAAACCCCATCTCATCCAGCTTGGTTCCCACATCCACAGGCTCGAGCAAGTCACAATCATCCGCGTACAAGCCCAAAACTGCCTTATACCCGACATTCGCCGCCGTAGCCAGATCAGGCGCGTAGCGTCTGAGCACTGGGGGCGCTTCTAGCCCCACATTCGGCTTGTCTAGCCCACTGACCTTATTCGAAGTTTTGCCCTCGAAATTGTCCGAGTCACCGTGGCTTACATACGTTGCACCCGCAGCGAGCGTTATATTGTTGTTCGTCACCTTCGACATCAGGCCACCCTGAAGTATAATGTCGCTCGTTGTATTGTCGGTTATCGGATCGAGGACCTTGAATTCTGCGTCTTCAAGGTGTGCGTAGGAAGACAGCGTGCACTGGTGAGCCTGCGAGTCGACTGTCCCAACCCGCAAATTATTGAACACCATAACATAAACGATCCCCAGTGGGACTACCGGGTCGTTGGTCTCCATGAATGATTGAGGGTGCAGAAACGGTATCCGTAGCGTGCCAACTTGCGTGGACCCGGCCACCATGTTGAACCCTTGGCAGATAGAGGCCGAGACACGACTCGGAGCCACCTCCGCGTCCAGTGGCTGGAAAAACACACGTATCATCCCAGCATGGAATGCGGTACACTGTAGCCTCATAACGAGGTTCACAGTGCCCCTCCAGTACTTGAACCGGTAAACGGATCAGCCATGATCCTGGACGAGAGCAAATCACGAGGCAGAACGAATCGCTGAATGATCTCGCCAGTTGGCTGCGAAGTCGTCCAATCGACTGAAGCCAGGAACTGCGGCCTTGAGACAAGGTCGCGCATATCCAACTGCGCTTCCACAATGGTGTCATCGACTTTCGCGTCCCCGACGATGGGTGGCCTCGTGTAATTGGTCTCTATGGTCGCTGGGTCTGTGAAGGTTACTCCCAAACTCTTGCCAGATTGCAAGACTATCTCTTTGCCAAACGTGCATCTGTAGGCGTAATCTTCCTCCAAGCACATCGCCAGGTCATCCTCATCAAACAGCGTGTGCCGCCAGAACTG